TCTGTATCTAAGAGCCGAGAACAACGTGTGAGACTGGTGTTGACCACCGTAGCGCGTAAAGGTGGCGTAGCATCTGCGTTTGCTTTTAACAGAGCATTCAAATGGATGTCTCGCATGGCACAAGGGAGCGATGTGGACTTACGAACTCCTTTCTTTAATAGAGGGAGAGGTAAGAAGGGGCTTAATATTCCACCCCGCTCAGAAATAATTAGTGGGCTCACACTTCAACCCTACGAGGATGATTACCTCGATAGTTTATTACGGAGTGATGAGTTTGAGTACGACGAAGCAGCAAATATAGGCCCTATGTCTATGTTTCTGCCGTGGGAAAAGGACGGCCCAAATAAGGTCGGAGCTGTGTATTCCAATAAGGATGTAGGGGCACAGTTCAAGGAATCGGCATGGGAGCAGGCTTTGGACAGACTGCAATCCCTCGTCCCCACTAATTCCTCTCCGGTGCTATCCATCGAGCAAGCTATAAATGGTGAATCTGCTGGATCTGAGGCGGATGAGCTTGACGGTATGGATACTAAGACTAACTCAGGCGCGCCCTGGTTCATAAGGCCTTGGAAACCTTCAGCCGAGGCAGAACCCCAGAAAGTGCCCGAGATCCAATCAGCTTACTCGTACTACACCGCACGGGTTAAAGAGCTGTATGCTTTAATGAATGCTCCTGTTAGTGAATCAGACCTGCCATTCTGGTTTACTATTGCAGGTCAGCGCCTGGTTCAGAAAGGACCTACCCCTTACGGCTTGAAAGCGAAACGACTCATCATAGCATTTCCTAAGGATGAAGCCATCCTTTGGAAGATGATCACTCCTCCCATTATGGATATAATGAGAGAACTCAAACTTTCAGGTGGAGTAAAGATTATGTGTGGATGGCACTCAACAAGTGTAATCGACACAGAAATGCAAAGGATGCTTCAGTGGTCTGAGAAGCATGGAAGGGCTGTACTTTCCGGCGACGTAAGCAATTTCGACGCAACTTTGCCTCCTAGAATAATTCTAGACGTAGGGAAAATCCTAGGCACGTGGATAAAAGGACATTCGCGTTTAGTTGAGAACCTAGTTTATACTATGGTGAATAGGGCCTGGTTAATAACACCTACTCAACTTGTTACGCCAAGACCGTCATCCTTGAAATCAGGTTCGGGGTGCACCAACCTGATCGGGTCATTATGCAATATGGCCATCCAATTTTATGGAGAGGAAGCTGGACTGTACAAGATTGATAACCTTGCAGTCCTTGGCGACGATTTTGTCATCGATGGTCCCTCTTGTTCAGCTGACACAACTGCGGAAGCATTTAAGCATTTTGGAATGGAAAGTCACCCGGATAAACAATTCGTTCATAAAAGGTCTTTAGCATACCTGAAACGTGTCCACTATTTTGGTAGACCAGGAGGTATTGCTAGTGTCTTTAGAACCCTGGGGTCCGTTCTCAGTCTCGAACGGCTTCAATATCACCCAGAAGACTGGAACGATATGTCCTATATTGTGCGAGCTCTTAGCCAGCTGCAAAATGCAGTGTTTTCGCCTTGGTTTACGGAGTTGGTTAACTATGTTAAATCTGGTGACAAATACCAGCTCGGTGCTGAAATTACCGACCCTTCTCAGATCCTGAAAAGTGCAGGACAATCTGGACAGGAGATGGTAGCGGCAGACATGCGGCGCCCTTGGAAGAATCAAGATACGAGAACGTCCTTTAAGGATTGGGCTGTAAATGGGGTCATACGAGGTGAGGAGTTGCCTCGTGATGAAATGGGA